TCATTTTTTCGTCCTACCCAAATAGAGCGATGTGTACTTTCTGCTTGGTATCACGGTTTTAAGAAAGATCTCATCTTCAGTTTCAGCGAATGGCACCACGTAAGCATAGCCTTCGATATTTAACACAAACATACGTTGACCAGCATGGTTTGCGCTTGGGTCTCTAATAATTTCAATCAGATTCCCCTTGTCCAAAGCGATCACACAGTCCTCGAACGAAATTCCGCCTCTCGTTTTGTCGTTTCGTAACGTTTCAGCCTTCTCGGAATTCCATCGGATTATTTTGTTCATAATATATATGTATGCACAATGTCGGACAAGGGTAAAGGCGGGTCAGTGTTTTATGCGTATCAAGGGAAGAGTTAATTGGCGGTAAATCGTTGTGGGTTTATGGAATATGCGACGTCATATGTTAACTTTTCTTTAACCATAACAACAGCTTAGGATTGACTTTGCGTGCGCTCCGGGATACAACTTGTGACAAGCTAGAAGAAGTGGGCAAGCGGCTCGGGTGGATAACCCGTGGTCGCTTTTCTGTTTCTCTCGTGCGGAACCCATTCGCATGAGGCAATGACATGGCTTTGATCGAACCGGAAAAGAAAACGTCCTCGCTGGACGAGGCAATCGCAATCGCGGACGGGCAATTGCGGGATTTGACGGCTTTGGCAGCATCGCTGCTGGAGGACATCAAGGCAGGCGATATGGAGGCGGTGAAGGCTGCGGGTAAAACCGCGGACGATCTGCGGAAACTGGTCAGACTGGCCATCGAATTGGAGGCGCGCCATGAGCGAGAGCGTAAACAGGAAGCCGGAATCACCGGTGCCTATGGGCTCGACCTGGAGCAGGCCCGATCTGACATTCGGTGCAAATTGGCTCGTCTCAGGCGATGCTGCCAGTCAGAAGAAGTTTCTTCGTAGCCTGACTGAGGGAGAGCTTTTGGCTCTCCCTTTTTTATTCGAGTTCTGGGCTTTGGAGCATCAATTGCCGCCCGAAGGCGATTGGCGGTCCTGGGTGATCATGGGGGGGCGTGGGGCCGGAAAGACCCGTGCCGGCGCGGAATGGGTGCGGGCGATGGTGGAAGGGCCAAAGCCGCGCGATCCCGGACGGGCGCGGCGTGTGGCGCTGGTTGGCGAGACCATTGATCAGGTGCGCGAGGTCATGGTGTTTGGTGAAAGCGGGATATTGGCCTGTTCTCCGCCTGACCGGAAACCGCGATGGGAGGCGACGCGCAAGCGGTTGATTTGGGATAACGGGGCGACGGCGCAGGTGTTTTCCGCCCATGATCCCGAGAGTTTAAGGGGGCCTCAGTTCGATGCGGCGTGGTGCGATGAATTGGCGAAATGGCGGCGGGCGTCCGAGACCTGGGACATGCTGCAATTCGGATTGCGGGTGGGCGATCATCCGCAGCAGGTGATCACCACCACGCCGCGCAATATTCCGGTGTTGCGGCAAATTCTTGAGGCCGGGACCACGGTTGTGACGCAAGCCGCGACCGAGGCAAACCGGGCCTATCTGGCCCAGAGCTTCCTTGAGGATGTGCGGGCGCGCTATGCCGGGACACGGTTGGCGCGGCAGGAGTTGGACGGGGTGTTGCTGGAGGCCGTTGAGGGGGCGTTCTGGTCGCATGACGGGTTGGATGCGGCCCGGGTGGATGTTCCCGGCGAGCTGGACCGGGTGGTCGTGGCGGTGGATCCGCCGGTGTCGAGCGGCAGCGGCGCCGATGAGTGCGGAATTGTGGTGGTCGGGGTTCGGATGCGCGGGGCTGTGCATGAATGGACGGCGGTTGTGCTGGAAGATGCCTCGGTTCAGGGGATGAAACCTTTGGGTTGGGCGCGTGCCGCGGTTGAGGCCGCGCATCGCTGGCGGGCAGACAAGCTGGTGGCCGAGGTCAATCAGGGCGGTGATCTGGTGGAAAGCGTGGTCCGGCAGGTTGATCCTCTGATCGCCTATCGGTCGGTGCATGCCTCACGCGGGAAACGGGCGCGGGCCGAGCCGGTTCAGGCGCTTTATGAGCAAGGCAAGGTGGTGCATTGCGGGGTGTTCGAGGCGCTTGAGGATCAGATGTGTCTGATGGGACCGGCGGGATATCAGGGCCGGGGCAGCCCCGACCGGCTGGATGCGCTGGTCTGGGCGCTGCATGACGCAATGCTGGAGCCTGCCCAGTGGCAGCGGCCCCAGATACGGGCGCTTTACTAAGGCGCAACACCACCGTTCGGTGGGTTCAGAGATTTTAGGGAAATTCGAGCGATAGAGATCGGGCGCGTCATTGATGCGGGTCGGTGGCTGAGGAGTGACTGGATGAAATTTGGGTTTTGGAAAACGGCCGAGGCGGAAGTGCCTGAGCAAAAGGCCAGTGCAGCGGCGCCGGTGATTGCCTTTGGCCGCGGGGCAAGTTCGGTTTGGGGCGCGCGGGACGGCGTCGGGATGGTGCGCTCAGGCTATGTGGGCAATCCCGTGGGTTTTCGGGCGGTCCGGCTGATTGCCGAGGCGGCCGGGGCGGTGCCCTTGGTGTTGCAGGATGTGGGCCAGCGATATGAGCGGCATCCGGTGCTGGATTTGTTGCAGCGTCCGAACCCGTCACAGAGGCAGGCCGAGTTGATCGAGGCGCTGGTGTCGCAGCTGCTGTTGTCGGGCAATGGCTATGTCGAGGCTGTGGGTGCTGAGGGCTGGCCGGGGGAGCTGCATGTTTTGCGCTCGGACCGGGTGAGCGTGGTGCCCGGTGCGGATGGTTGGCCTGCGGGGTATGACTATGCCGTGGGTGGCAAGCGGCACCGCTATGACATGCGCGGTGACGTCAAGCCGATCTGCCATGTGCGGGCGTTTCATCCTTTGGACGATCATTACGGGTTGTCGCCGATGCGGGCCGCAGCCGGAGCGGTGGATGTGCATAATGCGGCTTCGGCCTGGTCAAAGGCGCTTTTGGATAATGCGGCACGGCCTTCGGGGGCGATTGTCTATAAATCGGTGGATGGTCAGGGCAGCCTGAGTGTGGATCAGTATGACCGTCTGATTTCGGAAATGGAAAGCCATCATCAGGGGGCGCGGAATGCCGGCCGTCCGATGTTGCTGGAAGGTGGGCTGGATTGGAAGCCGATGGGGTTTTCGCCCTCGGACATGGAATTTCAGAAGACCAAGGAAGCGGCTGCGCGCGAGATTGCTCAGGCGTTTGGGGTGCCGCCGATGTTGCTGGGGATCCCCGGGGATGCGACCTATGCCAATTATCAGGAGGCCAACAGGGCGTTCTATCGGCTGACTGTTTTGCCGATGATTGGCAAGGTGGCGGCGGCCCTGGGCAATTGGCTGTCCGAGTTTGGCGAAGGTCAGGTTTGGCTGAAGCCCGATCTGGATCAGGTGCCTGCCCTGGCAACCGAGCGTGAAAGCCAGTGGAAGCGGATCGGCGAGGCCCTGTTTCTGAGCGACGCGGAAAAGCGGGCGATGCTGGGATTGCCGCCCAAGGACCAATCGGATGGCTGAGACGCGCTATGGGTTCGAGGCGTTTGACTGTGCGCCCGCGCTGCGGCTTGAGGCGCATGAACGGGTGGCGGGATTGCAGTTCGAGGCTTTGAACAAACGGCTTGAGCGGATCGAGTTGATGATCGAACGGCTGGAGCGGCGGTTATGGCTGACGGTCTACGGGGTGGTTGGTGTGGTTTTGGCACAGGCGGCGCAGTCGCTTTTGCAGGTCAACGGATGAAGGGAATGAGGATGGATTTGGAGCGGAAATTCTGCCGGTTTGACGCGGCTTTGACGGTGAAGGACGGGGTTGAGATTTCCGGCTATGCGTCGCTGTTCGGGGCCGTGGATCAGGGCGGCGACGTGGTGCAGGAAGGGGCCTATGCGCGATCCCTGAGGGCGCTGGAACGCGAGGGGCGGCAGGTGAAAATGCTGTGGCAGCATGATCCGGCCCAGCCAATTGGTGTGTGGGACGAGGTGCGCGAAGATGCCAAAGGCCTTTACGTCAAGGGGAGGCTGCTGGAGAGCGTGGAAAAAGCACGCGAAGCAGCGGCGCTGATCGAGGCCGGAGCAATTGATGGTTTGTCGATCGGGTATCGCACAAAACGGGCCAGCAAGAATGAGAAGGGCCAGCGGCTCTTGTCGGAACTGGAGCTTTGGGAGGTGTCGCTGGTGACATTCCCGATGCTTCCGAGTGCGCGGGTGGGGGCAAAGGGCGAAAGCCTGCTGGATGCTTCGATGCGCGAATTGGCGGGGGCGCTGGAAGGCGCGCGCCGCATGATCTCTGGCGGGTAGCCAGACCAACTGACCAAGTAAGGAAAGATGGATGAAGAAGACCGAGATGCTGTCTCGGACCGGGGAAGATGTGTCTTCGGTTCAGGAGGTCACGCGGGCCGTGGAGGGCTTTTCGCGTGAGCTGAAACACTTCCAGGAAAATATGGATGAACGCATTCAAGAGCAGGAAAAACGCATGAACAAGTTTGAACAGAAAACCGCCCCTGTCGGGCGTCCGGTATTGTCGATGGCCGCGGAAGAGACCGCGCCGCATCTGAAGGCCTTTGACGCTTATTTGCGGTCGGGCGATGAAGAGGGCCTGCGCGGGCTGGACCTTGAGGGTAAGGCACTGAATACGGCGGTTGCGGGGGATGGCGGCTATCTGGTGGATCCGGAAACCGCGGGCCGCGTTCAGGGGGTGCTGTCGTCGACCGCCTCGATCCGGGCGATTGCCAATGTGGTGAATGTCGAAGCCACGTCGTTTGACGTTCTGGTGGATCACGGCGAGTTTGGCCATGGCTGGGCCACCGAAGCCGGTACGGTTGGCGAAACCGATACGCCGGTCATTGACCGGATCACCATTCCGCTGAACGAGCTTTCGGCCCTGCCCAAGGCAAGCCAGCGGCTGTTGGATGACAGTGCGTTTGATATCGAAGGCTGGCTGGCCGGTCGTATTGCGGACAAGTTTTCGCGGGCGGAAGCGGCGGCCTTTGTCGTCGGTGACGGGGTAGACAAGCCGACCGGTTTCCTGTCGCACACAACCGTGAAAAACGATGTCTGGAGCTGGGGCAACCTTGGCTATGTTGAAACGGGTGCACCGGGCGACATTGGCGGCCCTGACACGATCATAGATCTCGTCTATGCGCTGGGTGCCCAGTATCGCGCCAATGCAACCTTCGTGATGAATTCCAAAACCGCAGGAACCTTGCGCAAGCTGAAAGACAATGACGGCCGTTTCCTGTGGACCGATGGTCTGTCGGCGGGTGAACCGGCGCGGCTGCTGGGCTATCCGGTGCTGATTGCCGAGGACATGCCGGATATCGCGGTCAATGCCCTTGCTGTGGCGTTTGGTGATTTTGCAGCGGGCTATACCATTGCGGAACGCCCTGATCTGCGCGTGCTGCGCGATCCGTTCAGCGCCAAGCCGCATGTGTTGTTCTATGCAACCAAGCGCGTGGGCGGTGATGTGAGCGACTTTGCCGCGATCAAGCTGCTTCGCTTCTCGGGCACCGTTTAAGGGTTCGGGACAGGGGTGGTTCTGACGGGCTGCCCCTGACGCGCACCGGCGCTGGCCGGTGTTGTCTAGCTGTTTCCCTCCGTCCGAGCGACGTCGGGCCGGTGCGCGTCACCTAAGCGAGGGACAACCGTTTTTGCGGAGTAATTCCATGATGTTAGTTGAAGAGACTTCCGTACCGGCGGATGTTTTGCCCGTGGCCGGTTTCAAAGCCCATTTGCGGCTTGGATCCGGGTTTAGCGATGACGCGGTGCAGGATGCGGTGCTTGAAGGGTTTTTGCGGGCGGCGCTTGCGGCGATCGAGGCGCGGACCGGAAAGGTGCTGTTGCAACGCGATTTTTCCTGGACATTGACCATGTGGCGCGATGCGCGGGGGCAGGCATTGCCGGTGGCGCCGGTGACGGGGCTGGTCGAGCTTGTGTTGACCGACCGGCTGGGGGATGTCGAAGTGGTTGACCCCACATTGTACCGCCTGGCGCAGGATATCCAGCGGCCCAAACTGGTGCCGACGGGGTTCGTGCTGCCATCGGTGCCGCTGGGGGGATCGGTCGAGGTGACGTTCACGGCCGGTTATGCGGCGGATTGGGCGGGCTTGCCCGAGGATTTGGCGCAGGCGGTGCTGCTGCTGGCGGCGCATTACTATGAATTCCGGCACGAGACCCAATTGGGCGAGGGATGCATGCCATTCGGCGTGGCCAGCCTGATCGAGCGCTACAAGACCGTGCGTCTTTTGGGGGGAGGTGGGTCATGATGCTTCCCTTGCTGAACCGGCAAATGGTGCTGGAAAGTATCGTGCGCAATCCTGACGGGGCGGGCGGATATACCGAGGACTGGATTCCGCTTGGGCAGCTTTGGGTGGAGATGAAAATCCGTTATGGCCGGATGGATGATGGCGGTGTGTCATTGGCGAAATTCGTGTTCACGACGCGGTCATCGCCGGTAGGCGCACCATCGCGGCCCAAGCCGGGGCAGCGGTTCCGCGCCGAGGGGCAATCCTTTCTGATCGAGGCGGTGGCCGAGGATAAGGATCATGTGGGCTATGTGCGGTGCTATGCGACCCAAGAGGTGGTCTCATGAGCTATGGTGCTTCATTTGCTTTGCAAAAAGCCGTGTATGGCACCTTGACCGCTTCGGCCGAATTGCAGGCGGCGGTGGATGGTGCGGTGTTTGACCAGCCGCCGACAGGCGCGGTGCCGGCGTTATATGTGACCCTGGGGCCGGAAAAGGTTCGCGACAGGTCGGATGGTTCGGCCCGGGGCGCGTGGCATGACTTTGACGTATCGGTCGTGTCCGAAAGCGGAGGGTTCGGCGGTGCAAAATCGGTGGCTGTGCTGGTCAGCGATCTGCTGAACGGGGCCGGTCTGACGTTGGAGCGCGGTGAACTGACGGGTTTGCACTTTGTCAAGGCGGCAGCACGGCGTGTGTCGGGGGTTCGGCGGATAGACCTGACATTTCGCGCCCGCGTGGATGCGATCTGAGATTTTTCTAAAAAAGGAAGGGGCGCGATATGGGTGCGCAGAATGGTAAAGACCTTTTGGTCAAGGTGGATTTGACCGGAAGCGGGCAATTCCAGACAGTTGCGGGGCTGCGGGCGACGCGGATCAGCTTTAATGCGGAAAGCGTGGATGTCACGAGCCTGGAAAGCCAGGGCGGCTGGCGCGAGTTGCTGGCCGGTGCGGGTGTGAAAACCGCGTCAATCTCGGGCGCGGGTGTGTTTCGCGATGCGGACACGGATGAGCGGGCCAGGCAGATTTTCTTTGACGGGGAAACGCCCGATTTTCAGGTGATTATTCCGGATTTCGGCCGCGTTGAGGGGCCGTTCCAGATCACCTCGATCGAATATGCGGGCAGCCATGATGGCGAGGCGACCTATGAGCTGGCTTTGGCCTCGGCGGGTTTGCTGAGCTTCACGGCGATCTGATGGTGAACCCTCTGGCTGGTGAAGTGGGGCTTTCGCTGGATGGCGACCGTCATGTGATGAAGCTGACGCTTGGGGCGTTGGCCGAGCTTGAGGGGAGGCTGGGCGAAGGCTCGTTGGTGGATCTGGTGCGCCGGTTTGAAAGCGGCGGGCATTCGGCGCGGGATGTTTTGGCGCTGATCGTGGCCGGATTGCGCGGTGGCGGCTGGTCGGGCACTGAGGCCGATCTGCTAGGGGTCGAGATCGATGGAGGATTGGCCGAGGCCAGCCGGGCGGCGGCGCTGTTGCTGTTGCGCGCTTTTTCACCGCTGGACGCAACCGGTTGATGGCCGGGCTGGACTGGGCGGCCATGCTGCGGGCCGGGTTTCGGGCCGGGGGGCTGCGCCCGCAAGAGGTGTGGGGTCTGACACCGGCAGAGTTGCTGCTGCTGGTCGGACCGGAAAAGGCGGCGGCCCCTTTGGGGCGCAAGGGGCTGGATGCCTTGATCCGGCATTTCCCAGATTTGGACGGAGAATTGGATGAGTGACGAATTCGACGAGATCAGTGAAGCGATAGACGCCCTGAATGACGACGTTGCGGGGGCAGGTGTCATTCTGGCGGAGTTCCGCAACGAGGTCGGGCGGCTGCAATCGGCGGTACAGGCCACGGGCAAGGATTTGCAGACGCTTGAGAAAGGTCTGAGCCGGGGGCTGCGCAAGGCGTTTGACGGGGTATTTCTTGACGGGATGAAAGCCTCGGACGCTTTGCGCATGGTGGCGCGGTCGATGATTGAAACGACCTATTCGGCGGCGATCACACCTGTGACCGACCAGCTGGGCGGCGTTTTGGCAGATGGGATCGGTGCGGTGACGCGCGGCATGTTCGCTTTTGAAAAGGGGGGCAGTTTCGCGCAAGGCCGCGTCATGCCCTTTGCCAAGGGTGGCGTCGTGTCGGGGGCGACGGCTTTTCCGATGCGTGGTGCGACGGGGTTGATGGGCGAGGCCGGACCCGAGGCGATCATGCCTTTGTCGCGCGGGGCGGATGGCAGTTTGGGCGTGCGAATGCAGGACGGCGGACGTCCGGTGACTGTTGTGATGAATATCCAGACACCGGATGTGCAGGGGTTCCAGCGCAGTCAGGGCCAAATCGCGGCGCAGCTTTCGCGCGCGCTGATGCGCGGCAATCGCAACAGGTAGGAGGCAGCAATGAGTTTTCACGAGGTACAGTTTCCGGCAAATCTGAGTTTCGGCTCGATCGGCGGGCCAGAGCGCCGCAGCGAGATTGTAACGCTGGCAAACGGTTTTGAAGAGCGCAACACCCCCTGGGCGCATTCCAGACGGCGCTATGATGCGGGTCTGGGTTTGCGGTCGCTCAAGGATATCGAGCGGATCGTGGCCTTCTTCGAGGCCCGCCGGGGGGAGATGTTCGGTTTTCGGTGGAAGGACTGGACGGACTATAAGTCATCTCCGGCCGATCTTGCGCCGGATTTCGAGGATCAGCGGATCGGCGAGGGTGACGGGGAAACCACCGGGTTTCAACTGACAAAGACCTATCGTTCGGGTGAACATGCCTATGTGCGTCCGATCAGCAAACCGGTGTTGGGAACGGTCACGATCGGGTTTTCCGGTGATAAAATGACCGAAGGTGTGGATTGGACCGTTGATCCGGCCACGGGGGAGGTTTCCTTCGTCACAGCCCCGGATACCGGGGTGGTCATCACCGCCGGGTATGAGTTTGATGTGCCGGTAAGGTTCAATACCGACAGGATCCAAACCTCGGTCGCCAGCTTTCAGGCCGGGGAAGTGCCGAATATTCCGGTGATCGAGGTGCGCCAATGAAAGCGCTGCTTGAGGAACATCTTCAATCCGGCCTGACCTTTGTTTGCCGCTGTTGGGAATTGCGGCGCAAGGACGGGGTGCGTATGGGTTTCACCGACCATGACACGGATTTGGAATTCGGCGGTTTGGTGTTTCAGGCGCATTCGGGGCTGTCGGCCTCGGCTCTGGTGCAGGGCACCGGGCTGGCGGTGGATAATACCGAAGCGATTGGGGCGCTGGACAGCGAGCTTCTGCGCGAAGAGGATATCGCGCGAGGGGTGTATGATGGTGCCGAGGTTGTGGTTTGGCTGGTCAATTGGGACAACCCGGACGCGCGCGAGGTGCTGTTTCGCGGACATGCGGGCGAGATCACACGTCAGGAGGGGCAATTTCGCGTCGAATTGCGCAGCCTCGTGGACCGGCTGAACCAGCCCAAGGGCCGGGTTTTTCAAAAACCGTGTTCGGCCGTGCTGGGCGATGCGCGGTGCCGTCTTGATACGGCGCAATATGCCTATCAGACTTTGGCCGAGATCGTGGCAGTGGACAGCGAAAGCCAGGTCCGGGTGCGCGTTGACGGGGGCTATGCCGAGCGATGGTTCGAGCGCGGGCGGCTGGTGTTGTCCGATGGTGGCATTGCGACGATCAAGCGGGACGATATTGACGGCCCGGACCGGGTGCTGACCTTCTGGAGCAAGCTGCCCGAGGATGTCGCGGTCGGAAAGACGTTTGCGTTGATCGCCGGATGTGATCGCGATGCACTGACCTGCCGCGAGAAGTTCGACAATATCCGGAATTTTCAGGGATTTCCCGATATTCCGGGCGATGACTGGCTGATGAGCCTGCCCACGGATGGGCAGATACATGACGGGGCAAGCCGTCGATGAGTGCCCGCGTGGTCAGGATTGCGCGTGAATGGATCGGGACGCCTTACCGGCACCGGGCTTGCATCAAGGGTGTGGGGGCGGATTGTCTGGGGCTGATCATCGGCGTTTGGAAGGAACTGGGATGCGGACCGGTTGATTTGCCGGTCTACAACCCGTCCTGGCAGGTGGTTGATCCGGCGGAAAAACTGTGGGCCGCGGCCGAAGGGCTGCTAAGGCCGGGCAGACGTCAGCTTTTGCCCGGTGACATCGCACTGTTTCGTATGCGCGACGGGGCTGCGGCGCGTCATATGGGAATTGTCGGTGGCACGTGGCGGGTGCCTCGGGTCATTCATGCCTATTCCGGGCGGGGTGTGGTGGAATCCATGCTCGACAAGCCTTTGAAGCGCCGGATCGTGGCGCGTTTTCGTTTTCCTCAGGAGTAACACATGGCAACTGTGGTTTTATCCGCAGCCGGAGCCGCACTTGGCGGCGCGGTGGGCGGTTCGGTTCTTGGTCTGTCTTCGGTCGCGATTGGCCGGGCCATTGGCGCAACGATTGGCCGGAGAATAGACGAACATCTGCTCGGCCAGGGCAGCGAGCCGGTTGAGACCGGCCGCGTAGACCGGTTCAGGCTGATGGGGGCGCAGGAAGGGCGGCCTCTTCAGAAAGTGCACGGGCGCGTTCGGGTTGGCGGGCATGTGATCTGGGCCACCCGTTTCAAGGAACATTTCACCGAAACCGGTGGCGGCAAGGGCGGTGGGCCAGTTCAGCGGCAATACGCCTATTCGGTCAGTCTGGCGATTGCCCTGTGCGAAGGCGAGATCGCGGGGGTTGGCCGCATTTGGGCCGATGGCGAGGAAATCGCCGCCAAGGACCTGACGATGCGGGTGTATGAGGGCGGGGCAGATCAAATGCCCGATCCGCTGATCGAGGCGGTCGAGGGGGCAGGCAGCGTGCCGGCCTATCGCGGGACCGCCTATGTTGTGTTGGAAGACCTGATGCTGACGCGGTTCGGCAACAGGGTGCCTCAGCTGTCGTTCGAGGTGATCCGGCCGGTGGAAGCGCAACAAAGCGGTTCGGAAGGCGACATGGCGCGGGGATTGCCCGGTGTGGCGCTGATGCCGGGGACCGGCGAATATGCGCTGGCAACCACCCCGGTGCATTTCTCGGACGGTTTGGGGGGAAACCGTTCGGTCAATGTCAATACGCCAAACGGTGAAACGGATTTTGTCGTCTCGATGGCCAGCTTGCAGCGCGAAGCCCCCAATTGCGGGGCTGTAGGGCTTATCGTGTCGTGGTTCGGCGATGATCTGCGGATCGGGGAATGTGCGCTGAAGCCAAAGGTCGAACAGGTCAGCACGGATGGTGAGGGGATGCCGTGGCAGGTCACTGGCGTGACAAGAGGCAGTGCCGAGGCGGTGCCGCGGGTTGACGATCTGCCGGTGTACGGGGGCACGCCTTGTGATGCCTCGGTGGTCGAGGCGATTGCGCATATGAACGGGCTTGGACAGGACGTGATGTTCTATCCTTTCATTCTGATGGAGCAGGGCGAGGGCAACGGTTTGTCTGATCCGTGGAGTGACGGGGCGGATCAGCCGGTGCTTCCGTGGAGGGGCAGGATCACCACATCGGTCGCGCCCGGTCGGGACGGATCCCCGGATGGCACCCTTGCGGCCGAAGCCGAGGTTGCGGCGTTCTTTGGCGCAGCTAAGGCCAGCGATTTTGCGATTGTTGATGGGCAGGTGGTTTATTCCGGTCCGCAAGAATGGTCGTATCGGCGGTTTATTCTGCATTATGCCCATCTTTGTGCGCTCGCCGGCGGGGTGGAAAGCTTTTGCATCGGGTCGGAAATGCGGGGCATGACCCAGATCCGAGGCGCGGGTGGAAGCTTTCCCGCGGTCGAAGGATTGCAGGCGCTTGCGGCAGAGGTTCGGCAGGTTTTGGGGAGCGGGGCCAAGATCGGCTATGCCGCTGATTGGTCAGAGTATTTCGGCTATCATCCGAAGGACGGTTCGGGGGATGTTTATTTCCACCTTGATCCGCTTTGGGCCGACGACAATATCGATTTCATCGGCATTGACAATTACATGCCCCTGTCGGACTGGCGCGATGGCACGGATCATCTGGATGCCTATTGGGGGTCGATCTATGACGCCGATTATCTGGCGGCGAATATCGAAGGGGGCGAGGGGTTCGACTGGTTTTATCACTCGGACGAAGCGCGCGATGCGCAGATCAGGACCCGGATTGAAGATGTGGATCACGGTGAGGATTGGGTCTGGCGCTACAAGGACATTCGCGGCTGGTGGGAGGCCTATCACCACAATCGGATCGCGGGGGTCCGGCTTGCGGAGGCGACGGGCTGGGTGCCCGGATCAAAGCCGATCAGGTTCACGGAATTGGGTTGCGCGGCCATCGACAAGGGCACGAACCAGCCCAACAAGTTTCTTGACCCGAAATCATCGGAATCCGCGATCCCGCATTATTCGCGCGGGCATCGGGACGAGACCATTCAACGCCAGTATTTCAAGGCGATGCTGAGCTATTGGAAGGACGGGTTCAACAACCCCATGGCCGAGCTTTATGAGGGGCGGATGATCGATATGGACCACGCCTATGCCTGGGCATGGGATGCGCGGCCCTATCCGGCGTTTCCGAACAATCGCGGCTTGTGGACGGATGCGGAGAATTATGCGGCAGGGCATTGGTTGAACGGGCGCACAAGCGCAAAGGCGCTTGGTGATTTGCTGGTTGAGATTTGCGCAGATGCGGGCGTTGAGGCGGTAAATGTCGACAAGGCCCATGGTATCGTGCGCGGGTATTTGACCGAAAGCACGGATACCGCACGGGCAGAGTTGCAGGCGCTTTTGATGGCCTATGGTCTGGATGCGGTCGAAGGGAACGGCGAGCTGAATTTCCGGCAACGCTCGGCTTTGCAGGATGAGGTGCTAAAGGCCGATGAGGTGGTGGCCGGTCCGACCGCACAGGGGATCGAGCGTCGGCGCGGATCGGAAGGCGAGCAGATTTCGCGCGTTCGGTTTGGATTTGTCGCGGGCAGCGGACGGTTTGAAACCGCCTGGGAAGAAGCGACCGATCCTGAGAAGGAAACGGATGCGGTTTCGGGCACCGAGCTTTCATTGGTGCTTACGCGATCCGAGGGGCGATTGCTTGCCGAACGGTGGCTGGCGGAAGCCAAGGTATCGCGCGACAGGATTTCGTTTTCGCTGCCTATGTCCAAAACAGGTGTTTCGGTGGGATCGGTTGTGGGGTTTGGTGATGGCACGCTTTATCGTGTTGAATCCGTTGAGGTGGCAGAGCACCGGTCGATCGAGGCCGTGCGGGTCGAGGCCGAGGCCTATCAGCCCGCCCGGTTTGAAAATGAACTGGCGGAAACGCCTTCTTTCGTGGCACCTGTGCCGGTGTTCCCGCTGTTTCTTGATCTGCCGTTGATCACGGGGGACGAGCTTGCCCACGCGCCCCATGTGGCGGTCACGGCCAAGCCCTGGCCGGGGAATATCGCGGTGTTCAACGCGGGTGCAACAGGGGCGTTCGAGTTGAACCGGACTATTTCAGAGCGTGCGGTGATCGGGGTTACGCAAACCGACTTGCGCTGGTCGCCTTCGGGCATTTTTGATCGCGGTGGGGAATTGCGGGTCAAACTGGCGTCGGGTGAGTTGCAGTCGGTTGTGCGCACGGCGCTGTTGAACGGTGCCAATCTGATGGCCATTGGGGATGGCAGCGCGGGCAAGTGGGAAGTCTTTCAGTTTGAGCAGGCCGAGCTGATCGCCCCGGATACCTATGCCATTCGTAACCGGCTGCGGGGGCAGTTCGGGACCGATGCGATCCTGCCCGATGTCTGGCCCGCGGGGTCGAACGTGGTGTTGCTGGATCAGGCATTGCAGCAAATCGCTCATCCGCCATCGCAGCGCAACCTTGCCAGATCCTATCGGGTGGGGCCTGCAAGCCGTGCGCTGGATGATCCGTTTTTTGTCGAGCTGGACCTTTCGTTTGAAGCCGTTGGTCTGCGGCCCTATGCGCCGTGTCATCTGGATGTGAACCGGACCGAGACTGGGGATAGCCTTCGTTGGATCAGGCGCAGCCGCGTGGACGGGGACAATTGGGACGTGCCGGATATACCGATTGGGGAAGAAAGCGAAAGCTATCTGCTGCGGATCAGAACCGGTGGCGGCATCGTCCGCGAAGTCACTGTGTCTGCGCCGGAATGGACCTATCCCCGATCCGACCAGATCGAGGACGGGGCTGGCGATGGCTATTGGGTTGATATTGCCCAGCTTTCGGCGACTTTCGGGGCTGGGGCAGTCGCGACGCTTGAGGTGGTATAG